AAATGAATCAGGCAGTGTAACAGGATTAGCTTATGCTACTAATCCTTATGATCTTGCACAATCTACATCAGATGCAGTTTTAGTAGATCAAATTGGTAATGAAAATGATGAATCTTGTGCTGGTATTGTTCATCTTTTTAATCCATCAAGTTCGGTTTATGTTAAGCACTTTATTACTAGAGTACAAGGATATAATGGAAGTGATTATGCAACAGATATTTACCAAGCTGGATATGCAAATACCACTTCGCCATTGACTAATATAAGGTTCAAATTTTCTAGCGGAAATATAGATGCTGGTAAGATACTTTGTTTTGGAATTAACTAATGCCTATTCTTAAAAAATACAAACCTAACAAATATGGTTTAAATGCAGAAGATTTTAAAACAAGAAAAGAATACGATAAGGCTTATGAAAAATGTTTATATGAAGAAAGAAAACAAAATAAAAGAAAAGTAAGGCACAATAAAATCTATAATAAATATTATAAACTAAAAGTTAATTATAATCTTAATGTTCAAGAATATAAAAAGTTAATGAATCTTGCTAATTATTCTTGCGAAGTTTGTGGAATAGAAAATAAACAACATATAGAAAAATATAATAAACCTTTATTTGTAGATCATAATCATAAAACAGGAGATATTAGAGGAATGTTATGTACTAAATGTAATCTAATAGAAGGTCATTTAGATAATCTTGATATGCCAATAAATGATTATATTGCTAAATTATATGAATATATTAATAAGGATTCTGCTTATGTTAAGGCTTTAAATAAATGGAGAAAAAATAGTAGAAAAATTAAAATAGTTAATATATAGGAGAACATATGGAACATAAAATAGTAAATGGTATTCAAGTACCTCTAACCGCAGAAGAAATAGCACAAAGACAAGCAGAAGAATCAGCTTGGTTAGGTGGTGCATATCAAAGAGCCATGAATGATTTAAGACAAAAAAGAAATGCTTTATTATCTGCCACAGATTATTTAGCATTATCTGACCAAACCTTATCTCCAGAAATGTCTGCATACAGACAAGCATTGAGAGATATAACTGAAGGATTACTAACAGTAGAAGAAGTGAAAGCTGTTGTATTTCCTACAAAGCCATAATTAAATGACTAAGCAATCTTCTACAGAGGTAAAACTGGAATATATTTGTAGAGAGATTAAAGAGCTTAAAGAAGAACAAAAGCAACTAAGAGCTGATATTAATAAAGGCAAAGGTGCTATTTGGTTATTGATTGCTATCTCTGGTATTATAGCTGCGACTTTATCTTATTTTAAAAACTAACCCTTGACTATATTGCGGTGCAACATTATATGCACCTATATGTTACCTTACAACAACGAAGAAATGGAGTGGTTAAGTTATGTTTAATAATCCTTTTAAGTTTCCAACTTATGCGGAATGGAAAGAATCTGTAGAAAAAATTAATGCAGATGTAATGAAGTTCTTTAAAGATTGGCAAGAAGATATTAAAAAATATTTAGACAAATAGTTTTATTCTGTCATAGTATCTAACATGAAGTTTATGTTAGTTATGTATGCTTGTTCTATAATTGCTGGACAATGTGGAGAAGGAATACAAGATCCTGTTTTCTACTCTAGTCATAAACAATGTGCAGTATCAGGATACAAGAAAGCCATAGAGATACTAAATACTATGGATGAAGCAACTGTTAATGATGCTAAAGTATTCTTTTCTTTTACTTGTACACAAGCAAATTACAGCTAACAATATCTAGTAGTATCTATTTACACATACACTACATATAGCTATACAACTATATAGTGTTATGGCTATTAATGACAAACATAATAAAGGTATTGTATCAGAGTTAGTAGCTCTTACCTACCTTGCTAGACTCCCTGATACTATTGTGTTTCAAGCTATCCATGGAGTTGGTCCTATAGATATTGTTACTTTCAATGTGAAAACAAAAGAGTATATTAACTATGATGTTAAATCTGTGTCTTTCAGAAAGAACAGAAGCTATGGCTGCAGAGAAGGTACTAGAATCAATAGATGTGCCAATAAAAAACAAAAAGACTTAAATGTAAAAATATTATATGTCTATGAGGATGGAAGAGTTAAAATACAGAATTAAGGAACATGAAGGTTTCCGAGATACTGTGTACTACGATCATCTAGGTTTTGCTACTGTGGGTTGGGGTCATCTAGTTACATCAGAAGATAGATTTGTCTCCGGAGTTACTTACCCTGAAGCCATCTTAGAAGAAGTATTTGAAGAAGATTTTGCCAAAGCCAAAGAAGGAGCAGATGAATTATGCAAAGATCTTTCTATTAATTATATTGCAAGAGGTGTCATTATTGAAATGTGTTTTCAATTAGGCAAGACAGGAGTTTCCAAGTTTAAGAAAATGTTTGAAGCTCTGAAAGAACAGGATTATACCAAGGCAAGTGAAGAGATGTTAGATTCTAAATGGTATGAACAAACACCATCCAGAGCTAAATCTCTATCTTATATTATGAGGAGTTCTAACAAATGATTTGGAGTATCTTACCAACTCTATTTAAAACAGGAGTAGATGTCTTTAACAAAAGGCAAGAAACCAAACGATTAGAAGCTCTTGCTGAACGAAACTATATGGAACGAGTAGCCAAAGGCGAAGTTGAATACCAATCTAAAGTTATAGATAATCAGAACCAAGGTTGGAAAGATGAGCTAGTGCTTATCATTGTATGCTTACCTATTGTTATTCTTGCTTGGTCTATCTTCTCCGGAGATCCTCATGCGAAAGAAAAATTAGATATGTTTTTTGAATATTTTAATAATTTCCCAGAATTTTATAAATGGTTAGTAGTAGGAATATTTGGTTCTATCTATGGATTAAAGCCAGGTATTGATTTATTGAAGAAAAAATAATGTCACAAGATATTTACAAAATGTTCAGTTCACAGTATTCCAAGAAGATAAGTTTATTATCACAACAAGGAGTGGGTTATGGCAAAAAAAAATCTTCTAGGACTAGCAAAGCTACCAAAAAAAAAGATAAGAAGAAAAGGTAGACATTCCAAAAAGCATAAAGCCAAGAAGTTTGCCAAAGGTCAGGGTAAACCACTATGAGAAAATTTTGTGGTTGCCAAAAAAGATCTGTTTGTAATAAGATACGCAGATTTATTTTAGATAAATTATTAACTTTTTTTGGTAGAATGGAAAATAAATTATGGAGAGAATTGTATGTTCTTAAACCAACTAAACCTTGTACTTGTTATAAGGATAAAGGTATGAAGGAATTTGCTAAGAGAGTATCAGCACAATCTCCTAACCCAGGAATGTTTGATGAAACAAAGACACGATGACATATTACTTAAACACTCTAAAGAAGTATCTAAAGAGAAAAGGAATAAAAATATATTTAAAAATTTTGGCGTTGTGGATGCTTATAATCATGGCACTACAGGGTATAGAATAAAAGAAGGCAGCAACAAAGATAAGGTAGTAGCTCATATTACCATCAAAGGTAAAGATATATGAAATGTATCTATAAATTATACATGGGTTTTTGTTGCTTATTAAAAGACTGCAAATGTATCAACAAAAATATGGATACAACTATAGACCATTTAAATCCTTTTAAGTATACTGGAATTTAATATGGTTGCAAAAAGATATCAAAATCCTTCTGGTGGTTTGAATGAAGCTGGAAGAAAATACTTTAATAGAAAAGAAGGATCTAATTTAAAAGCTCCTGTTAAGTCTGGTACAAATCCAAGAAGAGTTAGCTTCGCTGCAAGGTTTGGCAACATGAAAGGTTCTTTGTTAAATAAGAATGGAGATCCTACTAGATTAAAACTAGCATTGAAAGCATGGGGGTTCGGCAGTAAGGAAGCTGCTAGGAAGTTTGCTGCACGCCATAAGAAAAGTTAATGCGTAAAAAAAAAGTAAGAGAATTTATCGTAGGTAACTGCGGTATCTGCAACAAGGAACATAGGACCACCAATGGCGGTTGGATTATTAATGCTGAACATAAATTATTCTGCCATGGTTTTTGCTTTAATCTTTATGTTCATAATGCTACTATAGGAAGATTAACAGATATAAAAAGGAGAAACACTTATGCCAATGGTAGGTAAAAAAAAATTTCCTTATACTAAAAAAGGTAAGGCAGAAGCTAAGAAGTATAAAGATAAGAATAAAAAGAAAATGTCGGATGGATTTCAATCCTTATTAATGAAAGGTTAATATGAAGTCCAAGTATCACAAAACTAAATCAGGGAAGATGGCAAAGAAAGGATTGTACTATAATATTAATAAGAGAAAGAAAGCTGGTACATCCAGAACTAAATCTAAATCTACCATCTCTGCCAAGTCTTACAAAAGTTTATTAGCTGGATTTAAAGATTGATTATAACGATTCCTTAATCGTATTATAATCTTCCCAAATTCTTTTGTTCTCTTCCCATAAGTGTTTCTTTTCATACTTCATTCTTAAATGATGTATGATCGTAGTATGATCTCTGTTTCCTACAAAGTGAGAAACTGAATTTAAAGATATATTTAATACTTCTTTGATTAAGTTAATTGCCATAGATCTTGCTTGCACCAAAGAATTAAACTTCTTAATAGAAACAAAATCTTCCATAGAAATTCCATAATGCTGAATAGTTTTTGCCACAATGTCTTTGGCAGTATCAATAGCAGCTTCTGTAGTTTTACAAGCACGATTAGTATTGATCTTTTTATATTGCTTCTTTGGTTTGGCATTGGCTTGATTAATAATTTCTTTATTAAATAAAATAGTTTCTACTCTATCTATTTGTCTTTTGTGTTTCATCCCTAAGTTATATCCATTCCTGGCAGCAGTCATGTAGATAGCTTTCTCTCTTGCTGTAAGATTTTCGTAAGGGGTAAAGTTTAATACTTGTTGTAGTTCTTCGTTTTGTTTTTGGTTAAGCATAGTATCCTCTCTAGTTGTTTCACAACTTATCGTTGTTTGTTTTTTTTGTTTTACAATTATTATCTAACTGACAATAATTGATCTTCTGTTTGCAACACTTTGTTCATCAACTGAATAGATTGTTGATGAGCTTTGTTTGCTTTAGACTTTAGCTCCAGA